TTCCTTATGCCCGCCACGCCCTACTGGCCGGCGTTCTTCTGAAGCCCGCGATAGTCGAGAGCCGCCGCGCCGAAATCCATGCGCGCCTTGATCTCGACGCCATCCACTTCGAAACCCTGCTTGGTTTCGATGTACACGCCCTGCTGCCCTTCCAGGTAGCAGTACTCCACGGTGTCAATCTGTGCCGGGTCCGCAATCAGATACCAGCCCGTGGTCCCATTGGTGGCTGCATCGAGACGCGGCTCGACCACCGGAATCAGGCTGCGCACCCACTCCGGCACGACCTTCGTCGCATCCGCCGAAGCGATGTTGATGGGGTACACGAGCTGGAGCATGTAAGTCTCCAGCGCCGTCGGCACGGCAATGAACCGCGGAATGAGGTTCAGCGGAGTGCCCTGTGGTCCCTTCTGCAGCCGCATGGCGCCGCGCCCCTTGCCCAGCGCGGTCAGCGGAGCGGAGTTGGCAACGGTGGAATCGATGGCGCTGGCCACGCCGGTCAGCAGATTGGCGTGATTGGCGTGGAACAGCGCGGTGGAGTTCTTGTCGCCCGCGTACACCGCCGCCGGATTCGACGTGATGATGCCCCAAACGGTGTTCGATTCGAGCTGCGCCGCAGCCACACCGAGCAACGCCGGAACGCGGGTGAACGCCTGGAGGTCGTCATTGATGATGACCTTGCGGGTCAGTGCCACGATCTCGCCGTAGGTGCCGAGCGCGTAGTTGATGTTGTTGTCGGTCAAGTTGGCGCGGTGGTACTCGCCCTTCTCATTCAGCGCCTGCAAGACGGGCGCGTCGGCGAGCATCACCCGGTTGATGGGCTTGAAGTCCTGCGCGGTCACCTGCCGGCAGAAGGGCTGGAAGGTGCGCGGATAAGCTTCATAGCCCTGGCGCAAGGTTTTGTTGGCGACGTTGGCCAGGATCGCCGGAAAGTCCGCGGTCGATTCGGCGCCGCCAGCGAAGAACTCCCGTCCTCGCGAGGATCCCTGAAGTGCCAACTCCGCAATCCGCGTTACGTCCATCCCGCGCGGATTGGTGCCTCGCAACTCCAGGGCTTCCTTCGCCATGTCGATGAGCTTGAAATTGCGGTACTCGCGGGCCATCTCGACGGCGCGCCGCTGCTGCTCGGGGCCGTAGCCATCGAGATACTCCCCGGTTTCATTACCGTTGTGGTCCCTGCGCCGCGCCAGGAAGAACCGCCCATCCGCGCGCAGCAACAGCGCCATCTGCATGCAGGCAAGACGCTGCTCCATGCCGTCGCGGGTCACCGACGTGCCGCCCTCCCCGCGAATCGGGAATGCCGGGCCGTCGGCGCCCACGCGCGGCGGGACTCCCTGCTGGCCCTTGGTCACGAGATGGGCAAACAGTTCCTTCCGCGCCTGATCGACGGGCACGCCTTTGGCGATGAACTCGCTAATGACGGTCTCGTCGATCCCGTATTTGATTGCGGTCGCGCCCAGCGTTTGGATTTCGCTGACGCGCTCCCGTTCGGCCTGGACCGCTTCTTCCCGCGCGGCGGCCAGGGCCTGATCGTTCACAGTACGGGCATCCGCGCCCGTGTCCTGCGTGGTCGTCTGTTCCATTGCAGGTTTCTCCTTTTGTGGGCTGATTGCCCGTACTGAATCGTTCGGTTGTGCGCTCAGAAAGCAGGTGTTGAAATCGGCCGGCACCGTGCAAGGCGAAATCTCGAACGGCTCCCAGTCGGTGGCCTTGAACATGCCGATTTCTTTGTCGTTCAGGTAGGATGGCTTCCCCTCCGGCATCCCCTCGGTCTGCGCGTCCACCTTTTCGCGCTTATACACGAAGGTTCCGAAGCTGAGATTTTGCAGGATGCCGGTGCTGGCTTTACGGAACATCTCGGCGCCATCGGGATCGCCCAGATCGAACTGCAGCGTGGCCATGCCCTTATCGCCATTCGGCCAGGCGCGGCGCACCACGCCCAACTGGGCCCGCGTGCCGACCTTGCCCGCCATCAGGGACTTGAAATCGTCCCCGGTGAAATGCGTATCGAAGACCGGCGCGCCGTTGTTCAGCCGGTCGAAGCGGCAGCCCTGCATGTCGAGTTGGAGCATGTAGGGTTCGCCGGTTGCGCGGTCAACCCTCGGAACGGCGGCACCGCTGTACCAGACCACATCGATGGTGCCGTCCTTGGCGTTGGCTGTGCTCGGTAGCACTTGCGCGTCGGCTGAGAAGATCTCGGCGTCATGCTGCGCGGGCGGTGGCGCGCCGGCACCCGCAGGGGATATTTCCGTTCGTAGAAGCGGCATCGTGCCTCCTAATCCTTCACCGCGCTGACGGCGATGTAGTCGTTTTCACCCAGCTTCTTCAACTGGTAAAGTTGCTTCTGCAGCCACGCGACGTGGCCTTTGAACTTGTCGTCGCCCTCGCGATGCCACTTCACCAAGTGCTGGTAGAAGTGGAAGTTCGACATGTCGCCAGCGTCGTAGCACTGCCTGCAGAGATCCGTGAACCGCGCTATAGCAGTCTGCTCGGCTGCGAAGGCATCGTTCAGTATCTCGGTGACACTGTCGTGGGTCGCGGCGGGCCTCAACTCAATCGTGGGCGCGCCTTCGAGGAACAGCACGCGGCTCACCAGGCACTTCATGTGGTCCTCGCACTGCTCTTTCAACTGCTTCAGGCCGTCAGCCAGATCCAGGCCCAGGCGCTTCACGTCGCGCTGGTCGAGAAGATACTGAAGCATCATGGAGCCTTCAATGTTGGCGGCCTCCTGAAGCCCAGCGATTACCTGTGGGTTCCCTTTCATAAACGTCCTTCCTTGCGGTTGAGTGTTTAGCCGCGGTACAGCCGTGGCGCCGATTCGAAACCGCTGCCCGCGCGCGACATGCCAGCGACGAGCAGGTCCTTGACCATGCCCAGGTCCTCTTCCGAGAGCCCCGTGAAACCCTGACCCTTGGACTTCGTGGGAGCCGCTTTGCTACTCGGAGTTCGCTCCTCCGTTGCCGCCGGTTGCTCCTGGCCGCGAAGCGTCGTGTTGCGCGGGTCCGAATCCAGGATGATTTCGAATTTGTCCACCAGCTTGTTGAACAGTGCAATCTGCGCAAGCTGGGTGGGAGGGTCGTAACCGTTCTCCAGCACGGCCTCGAACCAGGTCTTGCGGCCCATGCGGACATCTTTCAATACGCCCTCCGCATCCTTCACCGGATCGACCGATTCGAATCGCGGCGCGGTCCACTGCACACTGCGCAATGCGATCTGCGGATCGTTCGCGGCGGATTTTGGAATCTTGCCCTGCATAATCAGCGTGTCGATGAACCGCCGCCACACAGGCATCGCGAATAACGGGATCAGGGTGAGCCAACGGAAAGCCTCCACCGTGTTTCGGAACCCGAGCATCCCGCCGCGCCAGGAGGAGTAATTCACCTGCGACATGTCGCCCGTGCCGAGTTCGTAAGGCAGGCCGATGCCAGCCATGATCCCCTGCAACTCGGTCATCTTGTATTCGCGGTACCCGCCCGCCGCCGGCGGATTGTTGAACTTGATGTCCTGGCCCGGCTTCAGATACTCAACCATGCCCGGCTGGAAGCTCTCGACCGGGAGCCCGCTGGAAGGATCGGTCCCGGCAATGCCGAGTGGATCGCCGTCAACGCCTTCCGGTTGCTGAACGAACGCCGTAACACAGGCCTCCACTTTCTTGCGGACCCGCTCCGCGTCGCAGTAATCGTCGAGATCGCGAAGCGCCATCATCACCGGCGCGAGCCACGGCACGCCGCGAACCTGGCCGGGCCGGAGCACGCGGTACACGTGCATGATCTGGTCGGCCGGAACCGGTTGGCTCACAATGCCGCCGCGCGGGTTGAGGATCAGCACGCCACCGGGGTGGTAACTGAACAGCCAGTAGGCGACACGGCGTCCCATCTCGTCGAACTGCACGCCCTCCATCACATGGCCGTTGACCAGTCCCATCGTGCGAGCCTGATCGAGGAAATCGGCTTCGAGCATTTGAAGCTGAAGCGGGATACGCAGACCGGCATCCGCGGGTCGCGGCCGGAAACGGACAATCGCTTCTCCCGATTCCGCCATAGTGCGGACGGTCAGCGTCTGCATGCCATAGAAATCGAGGCGTTGCGGCGTGTCGCAGCCGTCGGCGAAAAACGGCCACTCGGCATCGATGATCTTGTCGATGGCGGTGTTGCCGGTCTTGGCTTTCGGTACGATCCCAGTGCCGACAACATTGCCGGCCAGTTCCTCAACGGCGCGCGCGGCATACGGATTGTTGCGGATGAGGTCGCGGCTGCGGTTGCGGAGCCAGATGAGCGACCCCATCAGTTCGACGTTGGCGTCCGTCGACGCGGCATACCAGCCGTGGGCGCGGCGGCCGGCGCTGGCGCCTTCGTAGCGGAACCGCTGGGCGTGGCGCTCCAGATAGCCCGTGGTCAATTCCAGTGCCACGCGACTGCGTACACGCTGCAACGCAACGCGGGGCGCCACGATGCTGATGGCCTTGTCGAGAAGATTCATTTCGTTACCAGCGGTCGTCCAGCGTTGGGCCCGTGGGACCGTCGCCGCGCTGGTGCTGCGCGAAACGGACGCGGCTCCCGGTCTGCCCGCTGGTCTGCCGGATGTCCTCCTCGATCTCGGCCTTCGCCTTGCGCAGATCGTCCACCGAGCGGTACGTCACCTCGCGCCCATCGGGAAATCGCACCTTCAAGGTGGGATTCCCGAGCGCCTGGTTCACGGCGTCCAGGTTCGATTGCAACTGCTGAATCGTCAGAGCCATATCAATTTCTTCCGAACCAGTTGCGGCGCGGTATCCATGGGTCTTCGCCGCGCTCGATGGGAGGAACGGCGGGGCGGTCGGTGTTGGCCGGCGTTGTCACCACCGGAATGTTCGACGGCGTGTCCCCTCGGCGCGTCTGCACCATCCGCGCGAAGCGGTCACAATGCACCGGCAGTTTCAAGCCGCTCGCATACAGCGCGTGCAGCGCCGCGTACGCGAGGACCCGCGCGTCCAAGCCTTCGTTGCGGGCGTTGGCCGGCTTCCGCCATTCCTGTTTCGGAAACCCGTTGTGGTACCGCGTGAACTTCCTCTCGGCGGTCAACTGCTCGAAGTACTCGAGTTCCCGCCCGATCGGGAAGTGACAATAGCCCGGCCCCACGTCCCGGAGCTTCAGCCGGTCATAGATCGCCGTCTTCGCCGCATCCACGCCGATCATGAAGAACGGCGTCTGGTTCTTCCGGCTCGGCTTGCGCGGCCAGATCGGCGACTCGCCCGCGCGCCCCTTGGTGGCATAGACACGCCGGTTGTAGCGGTCGCGCGTGAAATGCAGCACGGTGGCATCCTTGAACCCGCAGTCGATGCACGTCGCAACGATCCGCATCGGCAGCCCGGACGCATGCAGGTACTCGGAGAGCAGCAGGCCCTCCAAGTGCTCCCATACCTCGTTGCGTGTCACATCGCCAGGGATCACGTGATAGGCAATTGACCAGGATTCCTCATCGCGGCCCCACCCGGCGATCTCCATCTCCAGCCGGTCAGCCTGCACGTCGACGCCAGCCGTGATCAGCGCGACTCCTTCCGGCGCCTCGGCTTCGAACGGCTCGCAGCGGTTCCACAACCCATGGGCGTCCGTCGCTACCTCGTGGGTCTCCTCCCACAACTCAGCGAGCACCGTGTTGAGGAATGCTTTGAGCGTCTCCGGCGATTTCTTCGCCGCCAGAAACTCCACCGCGATCTCGCCCCAGGACTTCTTTGGCGAAATCAACTGCGAGACGCGAAAGCCGGGAATCGGCGAGGACGGGTTCGCCGCGCGGTACTCGCCGCGCTCCACCATCTCGGCTTTCAAGCGGTGAGGAATCAGCTCGCGACACTCGGCGCAGCGATACGCAGCGTCTTCGGGTTTCCCCTCTGGCCACACCACGCCCGGCCCCGTGCCATCGCCGAACGCGAGCACCTGGAAGCAGCCACACTGCGGGCAAGGCACGAAGTAATCGCGCTGGTCGCTCTCACGCCACGCCAACTCGATGCGGCTGACGCCCTTGATCGTCGGCGTGGACGCCATGACGATCTTTTTGTTGTGGGCGAACTCCGCGGTGCGCTGGATCGCCAGCGACACCGGGTCGCCCTCCGTGCCCGCGCTCGCCGGATAACGGTCCACTTCATCCAGCAGCGCATAGCGGATCGGCCGCATAGCCAGCCCCGAGGGCGAGATGGCCCCGGTCAGCGTGATCTGCCCTGCGCCATTGGCGAGAACCTTGTGCAGTGTGGTGTTGCTCGAATCGCGAGACTTGACGGGCGCGATCTTCCCACGCAGCGCTGGCGTCGCGCGGAACATGGGCGCCACGCGGTCCTTCGAGAGCGCCTTGGCATCCTCCGTGCGCGGCTCGACGACCAGCACCGGTCCCGGATCCACATCGGCGATGAAGCCGATGAAGTTGAGGAGCACTTCCGTCTTGAGGATCTGGGCTCCCGACAGCACCACGACCTGGCGGCAGGGATGGCTGGGGCTGAGCACGTCCATCGGCTCCCGCTGGTACGGCCGCGTGCGCCACTGGCCGCGCTCGGCAGCCGCGCCGCCGGTCAGCACGCGGTTCTCATCCGCCCACTGCGAAACGGTAATGTCGCGAGGCGGCAGCATGGCCGCGGCTCCGACTTCGTGGATGGAGAACGGATGCATGTTACAAACCCGCGTCCGCGATGGCTTTGCTCACCTTGCGCAGCACGGCCTCATCATCGTTCTTCAGTAGGCGATGGATGGCTTTCTCGTCGTTGACGGCGGCCAGCATGGGCGCCAAACGGTCGGCACGCGCCTGGAGATGGTCTTTCACGATGGCCGAGAAACTCGCGGCATACTCCGATGCGCGCACCGCCTGGATAAGCTTGCCGGCGCGCTCCTCATATTCCAACTGCGCCGTGCGCGCCTCGAAACTCGTTTTGACCGCTCGGGCACGCAAGTATTGAGCGACCGGGTCGCCCGTTGCTGCCGGCGGTTCGGGCATCGGGGAAACCCGCTCCTTCGGTGCTGCGGCCGCCGTTCGATTGACCGTCTGGCCGGCGAAAGTGTTCTTGGCCCACTCCTGGTTGGCGCGCTCCGGGTCGATGCTGCCATCCGGCAGCGTCGTGATGCGCTTACTCGCGATGGCCTTCTGAACGGCAGGCAGACTGCAGCCGCGCATCCGCGCGTAGGCCCGAAGAGAAATGCCCATCATCGCCATACGTTCGCCCAGTGAATCTTTCTTTTGAAAAATCGAACTTCAGAGTTGCTATTCGCAGCGACTGAAGTGATGTATGTGTTCGATGCCACGCACCACCAAGACCACCAAACAAACCGCCGCCGCCTGCTACGCCGAACGCCACGCCGAGTGCCAGGACCTGCTGAAGCGCATCGCCAGCCGCCTGGAGCAACACCAGAAGGACCAGACGCTGGAACCCGCCAACTGGGGGTATGCTGGCGACCTCGGCCGCGTCACCGAGGAACTGGCCTACGTCCTCGCCAGCCTGGGCGACCGCAGCGCGGTGGACCAGAAAGGACTGGAGTACTGAACATGCAGAAACACAACGTACAAATCGGCACGACCTACATCGTGAAGGTCAGCGGCACGCTGGCCAAGGTTCGCATCACGCGCGAGCACCCACGCGGCGGATGGTACGGAACCAACCTCGCCACCGGCCGCGAGATCCGCATCCGCACAGCCGCCCGCCTCCGCTCGGAGGTGAAGCCGGCTGGAGAAGCGCGCATCGAAACGCCCCGCAGCTCGCGCCTGCCGGACTTCAGCGCCGACGAACTGGGCCGCGTTGTGGAACGGGCCAAGGCCGAGATCCTCGCGGACGTCGCTGCCGGAACCGTCCCCAGCACTTGCGCCTCCTTCAGCGAACTGCACGACTACACGGACGCCAACGGCTACGGCGGGGCGTTTGAGCGTCCCTTCGACAACGAGGAAACGGACTTCTGGAACGCTGTCCAGGATGCCGTTGACGCATGGATCAAGCAGGGAGGCTTGACACGCCTGACTGACGAAGAGGCGCGCCGGATCGCCGACGAGATCGAATTCTGAAACAGGAGACCACCATGACGACTTTCACCATCGACACCGACACCGACAACAACATCACTGCCCACGACGCGACGCCTGCCGCGCTGGACAACGTGGTCGCGTTTGCGACCGAAAAGGAACTGACCAAACTCTCCGCCGACTGGCCCATCACGCGGTTTGTCGAAGTCTGGAACGCCTTCGCCGGCGCGCCACCCTTCGGCGAACTGAAGCCGGTCAAGAAGTTCACCGACCGCAAGACGGCGGTTTCCCGCATCTGGAAGGCCATCCAAGCCCTGACGCCAACCCCCGCGCCACAGGCCGCCCCGGTTGCGCCGAAGAAGCCGAAAGCAACCAAGGCGGCCACCGCCAAGGACGCCACGCCCACGGCGCGCGAGGGCAGCAAGAAGGCTATCGTGTTGGAACTGATCCGCCGCACGGACGGCGCCAGCATCAAAGAGATTATGGACGTAACCCAATGGCAAACTCACAGCATCCGCGGCTTCATCTCCGGCGGTCTGGGAAAGAAAATGGGCCTCACCGTCGAATCCTTCAAGCGCCCCGATGGGGACCGCGCATACCGCCTGACCAACCAGTAGCCAACTCCCGCAATCCTCACCGCCGCCGGCCTCAATCACCGGCGGCGTTTTGCTTCTTTGCTTCCAGCAAAACGTCGATCCGTTCCCCCAGCAGAGCCT